AAGAGTAACTGATCCTGGGAATGTTACTGCGCTTGGAAGAGAAAGAGTTACTGCACCAGTAGAGGCTGATGCTGTAATTTGATTTGCTGTTCCAGCAATGCTTGATACTCCACCAGATGCATTGAATGAAAGTGAGTTATTTTCATCGCTGTATGTAATTGTAATATTTGTCTGAGTACCATTTGCAATAGCGGTTGCAACTGCATCCTGCGCTCTTTCAGCGGTAAACCAAAGATTTGTTGGTGATGTTACTGCTTCTGCAATATCGTCAGTAATAAGTGTTGTAGATCCACCAAGAGATACAGACTTGCTGTTAACTGTTACAGATGAATTAGTTAATTTATCATTTGCAATTGATCCTGCAAGCATTGTGTTTGTTACTGATCCTGTATCGCCTGTTGTTACTACTGTACCGCTTACGTTTGGAAGAGTGATTGTTCTATCTCCAGTTGGATCAACAACTGTTAAAGTGGTTTCAAACTCATCTGCTGTAGAACCTTCAAAAACAACTCCATTTCCATTAACTAGAGGAGATGTAAGTGTCTTATTTGTAAGTGTCTGTGTTCCAGATGTTGTTGCAACTGTTGAATCAATTGCTACTGTTACTGCAGTAGAACCATCGTAAGATGTTCCAGAAAGTCCAGTTCCAATTGTTAGTGCATCTAGGTTTGTTCCTAGTGCCTTACCAGAAATAGTAGAGTTTGTAAGTGATGAGTTTGCAATATTAGAAAGTGTGTTGGTTGATCCAGAGATTGACTTGTTTGTAAGAGTATCTGTTGTTGCCTTACCGACCAAAGTATCTGTAGCATTTGGAAGGGTTACTGTTACGTCCTGTGTTGGTTCTGGTGCAAGAAGAGTTAACTCAAAATCATCTGGTGTATTTCCTTCAAAAATGATTCTATCTGCAAAAGTTGGTGTTGTTGAAACAGTGGCATCAATTACGCCAGTTGTGTCATTATATGAAAATGAGATACCGCTCTGTGCGCCATTTGTAAACATGGCTGCTGTTGTATCTTGTAAGAACTCTGTAGAGGCTTCTGTAAGGACTGTTGATCCATTTACAGTAGCCGATGCGCCTTCAACTACTAGGCCATTTTTAATGCGAAAGGCTTTGTCGACTGTAGCCATTTACTTCTCCTTTAGGTCAGGCCTTCAAACCTGTACGGTAGAACCGCATGGTCATCGGGCTTAGTGCTGGTGTAACTGTCATGCTAATTGTACCAGAATTTAAATTAGCAGTGATATTTCCTACATTGCTATTGGTATTAGCAACAGAGGCAAATTCTGTAATATTTTGATTGGTACCATCAAAAACTATGTTTATTTCTGCGCTTCTATATGAAGAAGATTCAGCATGGGACATTTGAACCATGTATTTAATTGTTCTCCAAATGGATGTGTCTATTGTGTCAAATACAGTTGCTGATTCAATACCGTTGATTGTGACTGAGTTATTGCCATCTCCACCCAAAGAGTCTGCTCTGTATGCGGTGGTATCAATTAAATCAGAAAAGTCTGATCCAGTAGGTCTATCACCTGTCTCAAACTTTGCTTTTAATTGATTTATTGGAAGGACGGCCATATCATTGATTATATCATAAAATATAGTTATTTAAACCAATGATGGCTAGGCCAATTGGCGGTACATTGGTAGGACTATACCCTGGAACCTTGATATTAGTTATTCTTATTTTAAATGGTAATTCATAAAGCACAATAGACTTTCTATTCTTGCAGGTAGGATTAACCTCAACTACCCTTTTGCTCTCAACATTAAGAACAGTGGCTTTTGCCATTAACCTGTTATATCCTCTACCATCAAAACTTTGCCTTGCAAAACTGTCCAGACAACTGCATTACCGCTACTGGCCATTTGAATATCAAACTCATCATCTGTTTCTAAAAGTTCTGTTTCATCACTTGCAAGATATACTGTAAATTCTCCTGGACCGTCGTCTGGGTCTGCATCTGGAGTTACTTCTAAAATAACAGAAGATGTAGTTGATCTAGCAAAGTCCATTGTGATTGACCACTCTTCAATTGCTAGTGGATTACCAGCATCATCTTGTACATACATCTTAAAAGATGCTGTGTCTCCTCTAACAATTGTCCAGATAGATTGTGGTGGTTCTGAACCAATTTGATAAGGTGTTTGATTTCTATATTGTGCCATTATGCTAATCCTGCTTTCATTGATCCCCATGTGCCATTACCTTTGGCCGCTCCTACTAAAATTGTTCCAGATACATTTGACTTTGAAACAACACCAACAACACCAGAATTTGTAGTTGCAGAAATTGGCTGTGTTGCAGTTAATCCACCAGATGTACCTACATAGAGCAAATCTCCGACGGCAAAAGAAGAAGTATCAATTCCATTAAATACTCCTGATAAAACAATAACACCATCACTACCGTTTCCAATTGCAGTTTGTGCTAATCCTGCTATAGGAAAAGTTGTAATATCAGATGCTTGTGATTTTGTAATTTCTGATTTATTAGATATTGCATCATATCCTGATATATATACAGGAGATCCTTTAGTAATTGATGCACCACTATTGTTTGTAACTTCTAGGGTAAAAAGAGGTAATCCAATTGTAGGAAGAATTACTTCAATACGCTCAGCAAGAGCCTGTATGTCTGATGCTACATTTACAGGATCAGAATTTACAGGAAAAGGCAAATCATACGTCGTTGTCTCTCCAGAAGCCATAATGTTTATTATACCATTCCTCTAGGCTTTTTCTTAAGGTTACATAGGGCGTGTGCGCCTCTTACGTTTTGAATGGTATCTGATCCTCCAAGGGCAAGATCTATAACATGCTCTATATGAAGACCATTTTGCCAGCCAGGTAGTCCACATTTGCGTGGTGCAGACATGTCTATTGGATTACCACAAAGATAGCAGTCTGTTCCATATAACTCAAGAACTTGTTGCTCTGTGTAGTCTTCGTGTATATTGTTTAATATTCTTGCTTTTCTTTTATGATTATAAACACGTATCTTGTCTGGATTATTTTTTTTCCAATCACTACCTAATTGTGCATATTTTTCTTTATTGTTTTCTTTCCATTCTTTATGCTTTTTAGAAATTCTTTCTTTGTTTTCAGCATAATTTTTGTTCACTAGTCTTTTATGGTGTTCTAAATTATTTTCTCGCCAAGTCCTACTTTTTATAAGAAGGTTTTCTTTATTCTTGTCATAGTATATTCTTGACTGTTGTTTTTTATATATTAAACAATTATCACACCTACACCCCTTATTACTACTAGCAGATACACACTTTATTGGCATACCCATCTTGTTTCCCTTTATATGTGTATAGACCAGACATAATAAATCTTTCATACATCAAATATACCACAAAACGGACATTTGTGTGTTTAAACTTGACTCAAAAGGCCAAAAGATGCTATAATTAGAGTATGCTACTGCAAAGTAGCATTTGTAGTCTAGGAGGAAAAACTTGAGAGACAACAAAATACTATCGGGGGTTCTTGTAACATTGCTTACTTTAACATTATTAAATAATGGTTTTAGTACTGCTTATGCTACAAAGAACAATTTACTAAGTAATACCGCTCAGATTGCACCTGCCGCCGACAAAGCGGCTTTTTTGCTTTCTAAGCCTACTACTGATGTAGTACTTGCAAAGTATGCGGATGCTACAAGTTTGACTGACATCCAGTTGGTTGAATTACTGAAGGCTGTTGGGTTTAAAGGGGTAAATCTAAAGACTGCTTGGGCTGTTGCCAAGGCAGAATCTAATGGTCGCCCATTTGCATTCAATGGTAATGCTGAGACGGGAGACTCTTCATATGGAATCTTCCAGATCAACATGATCGGTAATTTAGGTCCAGATAGAAAAGACAAATTCAATCTTGATTTAAATGCTGAACTCTTTAGCCCAGTCAAAAATGCTCAAATCGTGTTTCACATGACAAAAGGCGGTAAGGACTGGAGTTCATGGTCATCCTATAAAAAGGGTGCTACGAATAAATGGTTAAAGAAATTTCCTAATCATTTGATTTAAGGGATAAAAAATACCCCCATTGGAGAATATCCTTTGGGGGTTATTTTTTTATTTAATTATTATAGTTCTACTTCAACCCAAGATAATGTTGGCTCATCCCAAGTAAAGAACTTTCCTTCTTCTACTGGCATAGCAGTTGGTGCTTGCCATCTAGCATCAGCATCTAATGTCCAAGAAGGATAAGGCTGAGGTGCAAAGAAGTGGTCAGTAACTGGGTCATAGGTATAACCAATGCCAGCATAGTTCTTACGGATGTTGCCATTGTAAGATGTCTGAACCCAACGGGTATCCTCACCTAGTAGAGACTTGCAGAACATAATTCCTTTAGTCTCGTTCTCTACTCCGTCAAGAAGTACTTCTTCGTTAGCCACAACAATTACCTGTGTGACTACATTATTCTCGTCTAGTTGTGCAAAGTGTGCCATTTTTTTCCAATCTTTTCTTTATAATTATAGCAGAACTACTTGATTAGTGCATTTGCTTCGTCTTCAGTAAGTCCAAGAGCAAGTAGTTTTGCAATACCGCTGGCTTTTGCCTCTGCAGCCGCTGCCGCCTGTGCTTCTGCTGCTGCCTGTGCTTCTGCTGCGGCTTCTGCACTTGCCTGCATTTCTGCGATTTCTTGATCGGTAAGAGGAACAATTTCTTGTATTCCAGTAGGGGAAGTTACATTAATCTCCGTTAAATAATTTCCAATCA